AACCGAATGAAACTGGGGGCTTGACGCCCCCTTTTTTATGCCCTATAATATGGGGGTAAACTTATTTAAAAAGAACAATGGCAAGACTAACCAAGTTTAGTCAAATTGATGGTAATCGTGGCAATGCATATGAAATTGTATATGACGATGAAAGACATCTTATGATTTCTTATGAAACACTAGTTGCAGGAAAACATCCCGAATTGGGTTGGTTAGTAACTAACTCTTACCATAGCAAATCGACTGATAAACAGATTGCGAATTATTTTCTCAATAATAATTCTAGGGTAACTAGAGTAAGTCAATCCATTCTAGAAGACCTGTTATTCTGATAACCGAATAAATAGGAGCGGGTTTCCACACCCGCTTTTTTGTGCCTTGTGTTAATATATACTTGTGGATGCCGTAAGGGTCCACAAAACACAAACTCGCTTTTTTAAGGAGCTACAATAATGACTAACCTCACAAGGTATACTGCTGCGGATCTTCCTGAATTGATGGAAAGAATCACGCGCAATTCTATTGGAATGGACGAATATTTTGATCGCCTGTTTAATCTACACGAAACTTCAAAGAATTATCCTCCATACAATCTTATTCAGGTAAATAATGTTGAGTCTAGATTAGAAATCGCACTCGCAGGGTTTAAGAAAGGAGAAGTATATGCGTTCACAGAGTATGGAAAACTTTTTGTCGAAGGACAAAAAGAAGATTCTGAAACGGACAGGACATATGTCCACAAGGGAGTGGCTAGCAGAAGTTTTAAACGAGCATGGACTCTATCCGACGACACAGAAGTTAAGGAAGTCACCTTCGAAGACGGACTCCTTGTCATCACATTAGGTAAAATTGTTCCAGAGCATCATGCGCGTAAAGATTATTTGTAAATGCTAACAATTAGTTTATAATTTAGTTGCCGTTACTACAAAATGGTATAATAGCGATACACTTTTGATATATAATAATGTAAGAGTTTGGGAGAACACCATGATCTTAACAACAACTACAGCACTGCTGGGAGCGATTATGACTCTTTTCAGTCGCGGTAATCATGCGAGTGTGGGCATGTAATACTTCCTGAATAAATACAAGTCCAATAGGCATTAATACTCAACTATGGAAATTTTAGCAATTCTCGCTATGATTGGTGGGGCAACTTTCGGGGCATATAAGATGACTCCAAAAAACTGACTTATAAATAAAAAGTCGTCGTCGCATGACAGAGGGGATACTGGCACAATCCAGTTGACTCCCCTCTTTTTTATTGCTATAATATATGGAGGAACTATAGTATTATGTCTGTAAAACTTTCTATTTTAAAATCTGGAGAAACTGTAATTTCTGAACTAAAAGAATTGGTTTCTGATGACAAAGTTTGTGGATATCTTTTTGAGAATCCTCAAGTAGTTTATATCGAAAAATCATTTGTTCTTCTTGAAGAGGTTAAAAAATCAAACGAAGAAGAGATTTCTGTTACGATGAAACCTTGGATTGACTTAACATCTGATACTAAAATTCCGGTTCCTCCGGATTGGATTGTTACTATTGTTGAGCCAATAGATAATCTTATAAAACTTTATGAGGAAAAAATAAATGGAAAAAACAATCAAAGTTTTGTTACTGACTAATAATGAAAGATTAATTAGTGAAATTATAGAGATTAGTGCTGATATTGGAATGCCAGATTGCAAATTAGTATCTCCTCATGAAATTTGGGAAGGTCCTAATCTTTGCCCTTGGATGATGGATCATACTGATCAAACAGATTTTATGATTAGTTCTGATAAAATTATTACTATTGCCGATCCAAAAAAAGATTTACTTGACAAATATCTAGAAAAAATCAACTGATGCGATTCTACACTAATGTTCAAATGGTCGGGGATAATTTCCTTGTTCGCGGTCATGAAAATGGAAAACATTTCATGATCAAAGAGAGGTTTGACCCGACTCTTTTTGTGCCTTCAAATAACCAAACAAAATATAAAACTCTTAATGGAGAGTATGTTGAGGCAATTCAACCAGGATCTGTAAGAGATTGTCGTGACTTTATCAAAAAGTATGAAGGTGTAGAGAACTTTAGTATTTACGGAAATGATCGATACATCTATCAGTATATTTCTGATAAGTATCCTGAAGAAGAAATTAAGTTTGATACTAACAAGATTAAGATCTCAACAATTGATATTGAGGTTGCATCAGAGAATGGATTCCCTGATGTAGAATCCGCTGCCGAGGAAGTTCTTCTTATTACGGTTCAGGATTATGCTACTAAACAGATCCGTACTTGGGGTAGAGGAAACTTTCTAAACAAACAACAAAATGTTATCTACAAAGGATTTGAAACTGAGTATGAATTGCTCAATAGTTTCATTCACTGGTGGATGGTTGAGGAAAATTGTCCTGAAGTTGTGACTGGATGGAATAGTGAACTTTATGATATGCCATATTTGGTTCGTCGTATTGATCGTGTTCTTGGTGAAAAGTTGATGAAGCGTATGTCTCCATGGGGACTGGTGACCGAGAAGGAAACTTTTATCATGGGGCGAAAGCATATTTCTTATGATGTTGGTGGAATTACTCAACTTGATTATTTGAACCTTTATAAGAAGTTTACTTATAAAGCACAGGAATCATATCGCCTGGATTATATTGCCAGTGTTGAATTGGGGCAGAAGAAGTTAGATCACAGCGAATTTGATACTTTTAAAGACTTCTACACAAATGGATGGCAGAAGTTTGTAGAATACAATATCATTGACGTGGAACTTGTTGACCGTATGGAAGACAAGATGAAACTCATCGAACTTGCTATTACAATGGCATATGACGCAAAGGTAAACTTTGTCGATGTGTTTTATCAGGTAAGGATGTGGGATGCCATTATCTACAATTACCTGAAGAAGCGAAATATTGTTATTCCGCCAAAGGAGGATTCTTCCAAAAGTGAAAAATACGCAGGAGCATATGTTAAGGAACCGATTCCTGGAAAGTATGACTGGGTGGTGTCTTTTGACCTTAACTCTCTGTATCCTCATCTCATTATGCAATATAATATCTCACCAGAGACTCTTCTTGATGAAAGACATCCCCGTGCGAGTGTTGATCGAATCCTCAATGAGGAGATAACATTTGAGATGTATAAGGACTATGCGGTATGTGCTAATGGTGCCATGTATCGTAAAGATGTTCGTGGTTTTCTTCCAGAATTGATGGAGAGGATTTATAATGAAAGAAAGATCTTCAAAAAGAAGATGTTGAAAGCAAAACAAGATTATGAAAAAACTCCAACGAAGGTACTGGAAAAAGAAATTGCCCGTTGTAACAACATCCAGATGGCAAGAAAGATTCAACTTAACTCTGCTTACGGTGCGATTGGTAATCAGTATTTTAGGTATTATAAACTGGCAAATGCTGAAGCAATCACTCTCTCGGGTCAAGTTTCGATTCGCTGGATCGAAAATCGTATGAATGAATACCTAAATAAACTTTTGCAAACGGAGGAGGTCGATTATGTTATCGCATCCGACACTGACAGCATCTATCTTAACCTTGGACCTCTTGTTAGTAAATTTTTTGCTAATAAGTCTGGCGACAAAACAGCAATTGTGGGGATACTTGACAAGATCTGCCAAGAGAAACTGGAACCTTTTATCGAACGTTCATACCAGAAACTTGCGGACTACGTACAGGCGTATGATCAAAAAATGCAAATGAAGCGTGAGAATATTGCAGAGCGTGGTATTTGGACAGCAAAGAAGCGTTATATTCTCAACGTATGGAACAGTGAGGGTGTTCAATATACCGAACCAAAACTTAAAATGATGGGTATTGAGGCAGTCAAATCATCGACACCAGCTCCTTGTCGGACAATGATTAAAGATGGACTCAAACTCATGATGAATGGAACAGAGGATGAGGTAATTGAGTATATTGATAAGTGTCGTAAGGAATTTAGAAAACTTCCACCAGAACAGATTGCTTTTCCGCGATCCGCCTCTGATGTGAAAAAGTATCATTCTCACGCTGACATTTATTCAAAGGGCACTCCTATTCATATTCGTGGAGCACTTCTTTTTAATCACTATATTAAAGAGAAAAAGTTGACGAATAAATATTCACTTATTGCCAATGGTGAAAAAATCAAGTTCTTGTACCTAAAGAAACCAAATATTATTCAGGAGAATATTATTTCTTTTATTCAGGACTTTCCAAAAGAACTTGGTCTTGACAGGTATATTGACTATGACCTACAATTTGAAAAGAGTTTTCTTGAACCTTTCAAAGCAATCTTAGACGCCATCGGTTGGAATGTGGAAAAAACTGTAAACCTTGAACTATTTTTCGGATAATGGACTTCTTAAAAGATATTGTAAAAGAGATCGGAGATGACTACACAAAACTCGCCGCAGATATTGACGAGACTGAAACATATGTTGATACGGGTTCGTACATTTTTAATGGACTTGTGTCAGGTAGTATTTTTGGTGGTGTATCTGGGAATAAGATTACTGCTATTGCTGGAGAGTCTTCTACTGGAAAAACTTTCTTCTCTCTCGCTGTGGTTAAGAATTTTCTTAATTTTAACCCCGATGGTTATTGTCTCTACTTTGATACTGAAGCTGCCATTACTAAGTCACTCTTGGACTCAAGAGGCATTGACACATCACGGTTTGTCGTGGTTAATGTTGTCACAGTAGAAGAGTTTCGCAGTAAGGCACTCAAGGCAGTTGATATGTATCTCAAAAAACCAGTAGAAGAACGCAAACCCTGTATGTTTGTGTTAGACTCTCTTGGAATGCTCTCAACTGAAAAAGAGATCACTGATGCCCTGAACGATAAGCAGGTTCGTGACATGACGAAATCTCAACTTATCAAAGGTGCTTTCAGGATGTTGACATTGAAGTTGGGGCAGTCTAATATTCCTATGATTGTGACAAACCACACCTATGATGTCATCGGTTCTTATGTTCCTACTAAAGAGATGGGCGGTGGTTCTGGTCTTAAGTATGCTGCCAGTACCATCATATATCTCAGCAAGAAAAAAGAAAAAGACGGAACAGAAATTATCGGAAACATTATTAAGGCAAAGACTGCTAAGTCGCGTCTAAGTAAGGAGAATAAGGATGTTGAGATACGTCTCTATTATGATGAGCGTGGGCTTGATCGATATTATGGTCTTCTGGAGTTGGGTGAGATCGGAGGACTTTGGAAGAATGTTGCTGGACGTTATGAAATGACTGTTAATGGCGAAACTAAAAAAGTTTATGCCAAAGCAATTCTCAAAGAACCAGAAACCTACTTCACAGAAGAAGTAATGCAGAAACTTGACGAAATAGCGAGGAAGGAATTTAGTTATGGAGCGAATTGAACTTACAATTCTGCGCAATCTTCTATACAATGAAAACTATTCACGAAAGGTAATTCCTTTCATTCAACCAGATTATTTTGAGCAAAGGTCTGAAAAAGTAATCTTTCAGGAAATTGTTCATTTTATTGTTAAATATAACTCGGGCATCACAAAAGAAGCACTGACTATTGAACTTGAAAATCGTATAGATCTTACCGAAACAGAAGTAAAGGAAGTTCGTGATATTGTAGATGCTCTTCATGATGCCCCAGTAGACTATCAATGGTTGCTGGATACAACAGAAAAATGGTGTCGTGATCGAGCCATTTATCTTGCTCTTATGGAAGCCATTGGTATTGCCGATGGTAATGATGAGAATAAGAATCGTGATGCAATTCCAAGCATTTTGTCAGATGCTTTGGCAGTGTCTTTTGATAATAATATCGGTCATGACTACTTAGAAAACTATCAGGAAAGGTATGAGTACTATCATCGGAAGGAAGAAAAAATTGAATTTGATCTCGAATATTTCAACAAAATTACCAAAGGCGGTTTACCTCCTAAGACTCTTAACATCGCGCTCGCTGGTACAGGTGTCGGCAAGTCTCTATTCATGTGCCATGTTGCTAGCTCCGTGCTGCTCCAAGGACGGAACGTTCTCTATATTACAATGGAGATGGCAGAAGAAAAAATTGCTGAACGAATTGACGCAAACTTATTGAATGTTCCTATCCAAAACTTGACTGACTTGCCAAAGTCAACATTTGAAAACAAGGTAACTAGTCTTTCAAAGAAGACTCAGGGAACACTTATAATTAAAGAATATCCCACTGCATCGGCACATAGTGGACATTTTAAAGCACTGCTTAATGAACTTGCACTTAAGAAGTCATTTAAGCCTGATATTATTTTCATTGATTACCTTAATATATGTGCTTCCTCCCGCTATAAGTCAGGCGTTTCTATCAATTCATATAGCTATATCAAGGCTATTGCTGAAGAACTTAGAGGATTGGCTGTCGAGAAAGAAGTCCCTATCGTATCTGCCACCCAGACCACTCGTTCTGGTTATTCTAGCAGCGATGTTGATATCACTGACACTAGTGAATCCTTTGGTCTCCCTGCTACTGCTGATCTTATGTTTGCCCTTATTTCAACTGATGAGCTTGAACAACTTGGACAAATTATGGTAAAGCAGTTGAAGAATCGATATAATGATCCAACAATGAATAAGCGATTTATTGTTGGTGTTGATCGTGCCAAGATGCGACTCTATGATTGTGAGCAAAGAGCGCAGAACGACATACTTGACTCTGGTCAGGAAGAGGAGTATAATTACGAGGAGAAACCCAAGAAATCATTTGAAGGATTCAAGTTTTGATTTACTATACAGTTTACGATAAAAATGGCAATAAACTTGCCGATTGTGGGGGAGAGAATGATGCCAAATGGTTGGCAGAGTTGCGTAAGGGCACTTATAAGACCAACCGACTTGAATGGAATCGAACTATTGATGTAAAAACTTCTAAACTTGAATTGCCTACCAAAGATATTATTGTAAATATGGATGGTGGTGTCGGTGGTTCATGGACTGTCGAAAGTTCACAACTGAATGAAAACAAACAACAACCTTTTGAAGTATAAAAAATGACTGAACAAAAACATATTCAATTTGAGCGATACACCGAGTTTGTGGATGCCGTCACCTCCGATGCCTCCAAGGACTTTGTTGCTCTTGCCGACCGCATGGTCGAACTTGATGAAAAAGGTGCTAACATTGAGCGTCTCCTGACATCTGCCGTTGGTATTAATGCCGAAGGTGGTGAGTTTATGGAGATTGTCAAAAAGATGATCTTCCAAGGCAAACCTTGGAGTGAAGATAATCGTGAGCACNTGATTATTGAACTTGGTGATGTNATGTGGTATGTTGCNCAAGCATGTATGGCACTNGAAGTTTCTTTTGATGATGTAATCGCAGGNAATGTCAAGAAANTGGGTAAGCGTTATCCAGAAGGCACTTTTGACATTTACTTCTCCGAAAATCGTGCTGCCGATGATCGTTAATTAATGCCAAAAAAATCAAACGAAGATCTCCATCCATTTCCTACATTTCCATATCGTTTAGAGTATATGGATGGAAAAGATAAACGAGTTTGTCACTTTCAAACAGAAGATCACAGAACCAAACACATTAAACGATATGGATTACGAAAAAACAAATACACTATTAATGATGCCATATGACTAAAAGAGAATTTACTGGAAAAGGTGGTGAAACATGGACTTGGGAAGAAACGCCCGAAACCATCGAAGCACTGAAACGATTGCACGAAACTTCCCAAACAAATGCAACCAATCGTCTTCACGAAGACATTCGCAAGTTGAAGGCACAAGATGATAAAATGAACTATGATACGAGTGGAAAATGACTGACAAAACTATTACAATTGAACTTGATGTAGTCTCTGCCGCAACGGCAAGACAAATTCTTTTTGAGGCACAGAAAGGATATAGTTATGAATATCCTCCTCAACGAATCACTGTTATTCGTGATGTAGTAAAAGCACTTGATGAAAAGATTGGAGAAGTAGTCGATGAATGATCAACCAATTACAGTAGAAGAATATAAAGAAGTCGGTGAGCAGTTTTGGCCCAAGTTTGATTATGTGGCACAAAACATTGGTGAGGGTGCCAAACCAGAAGATATTCTAAAAGTTATGGAATCTCTTGCTGGTCTGGTAATGAAGAAACGGACAGAAAAGAAAAAAGTTTCTCTGGGATTTAATAAGGAAACTAACGATGAATGAACCCGAAATCGTAATGTATGATGACTGCTTCTTTATTGAGGAGCGATTTGGTCTTTGGATTAGCGTATCTAAAGACCGTGAAGCACTAGTAACATCTCTTACAAAAGAGGAGTGTATTTCTGCGACACGATTTTATTTGAAGGGAAACCAGGAAGGTTGGGCAGAAGAAAATAATCGTGTTATTAATGACGGCGTTGTGGGTGGCAAACTCTGACGCCTTTTTTAAATAAATACCTAATAATGGTATAAGTAAGATAGGGATGAAGTCTTTCGCAGATTTTATATTTGAATGCTATAATAGTGATTGTTTTTTATACGAGGGTAGATATAAGCAAGAAAGTGCTTTTGAAAGACAAGCACAAGAACCTGCACCACAACAGCAGGCACCTGCACGGGAAGGTCCTCCACCAGTTAAGAAAACTAAAGGAACTTTGACTATTGCATTTGGTCGTTTTAATCCACCAACAACTGGACACGAAAAACTTTTAGATGCCGTAGCATCAAGTTCTGATGATGGTGACTATATTATTGTTCCTTCAAGATCTAATGATAAGAAAAAGAATCCATTAGATGCTGATACCAAAGTCTCTGTGATGAGACAAATGTTCCCTCAACATAGTGAGAGAATTATTAATGATCCTCAAAACAGAACTATCTTTGATGTTCTGAAGAAGGCACATATGGATGGATATGCCGGTGTTCGTATTATCGGTGGTGGTGATCGTGTAGCAGAATTTGAAAAACTTTCTAACAATTATAATGGGAAACTGTATCAGTTTGATAACTTAGAAGTTCTTTCAGCAGGTGATAGAGATCCTGATGGTGATGACGTTTCTGGCATGTCTGCATCCAAGCAAAGAAAGGCAGCTACCGAAGGAGACTTTGCATCATTCCGCAAAGGTGTTCCATCAACTTTTAATAATAAGCAGGCAAGGGAACTTTATAACAATATTCGTGCAGCAATGCAAATATCAGATAGTGATGGATTTGATAAGAATGCTCCTAAAGAAGGTGAAGTCACTTTATCTGCATTTAAAAGAAGAGTTGCTAATGCTGAAAGAGAAAGGGAAGCAATTCAAAAAGAAATAGAAACTAATGATGATGGGACACCAGTACTAAGGCAGCATCAGGCAAATCGTGCTAATAGTAGAGGACTCACTGCTAGAATGAGTCAAATTAATAGAACTATTGCTACAATAAAACAACAATCTGCAGACGCTGCTGCTGAAAGACAAGCACAAGAACCAGAACCAACACCAGCACCAACACAGCAACCTGAAAGAAAACCACAATCTAAACCACAGAAACCAGAACCAACACAGCAATCTGATCCTCAAGAGACAGATCCAAAACCGACTACTTTAGAAAAACCAAAAAAGAAAAAGAAAGAAAAACCAGAATCTCAACCTTCAGATTTGGATCAATCTAATATGGAGTAATCTTATGGCAATTGCAGGAGAAACTTGGGGGGAAGTTCTTTGGTCGATTTATTTTGCCATGGCGAAAAAGGATAGGAATTTGAATAATTTAGACCCTGAAGAAATGGTGAGTTATTATGATAAGGGCGGAAAAAAAATGTCAGGATATATAAAAGATAAAGGTCTATCTACTCAACTGAGAAATATAAATCCACAGAATATTAGAGATTTTGATGCTATGTCTCGAAGTGAATTTTCTGATAAGTTAATAAGATTGGATTGGCATGGTGCTACAAAACATCAAGTTACTAATTTTATAAAAAATCCAAAAGTATCTTTTACTGCTTCTTCTAATTTGACTATGACGAGACAGGGTGAATTTTATAATTTGGTTGGTATTGAGGATTATATAAAAAAAGTCAAAGCAGTTTTTGGATATGATTTTACTGCAGATAGATGGAATCCATCTGATGTTTGGTTTTACAGTGAAGAATCTGTAAGAGAAATGAAAAAATATATTTCTCAATCAATTGTAAATGATTCTTCTATTTTCAGTATCCTTCCTAGAAGGCAACAAAAAGTTGAATCTCTCAAAAGTGTTGTTGGATTAAATGATATGATTCTTAAATTATATCAAGAAAAAAAATTAGTCCCAGTTTCTCTTAAAAAAGCAAGTGGATCAAAAGGAAATTATACTGATAGAATAGCACTTATCAATATTCCTAAAAATAAAAATAATCTCCCAAAAGATCCAGTTGTAAAAAATAAAGAATATCCAATTAGAAGTGATGGCGTTATAGGAAGTAGAAATTTAAAGTATGATATTAAATCTCAAGATGCAGTTATAGAAAAAGATGGAAATATAGTATATAAAGACAAATATGATTATGTCCAAACTGACGATAAGGGAACTACTTTTAAAATGCCAGGCAGAGGAGAATTTAGTGCAGCTCAAGGAGGATCATTTGGAATAAAAGATGCCGAAAGTGTTTATTATACTGCTAAAGGAAAAAGATCTATAGACGAAGCTAGAAATAAAGCAGGATTTAAAAATTTTCCTCCTCAAAGAAAAGCATATATTATGAGTAAAGGTCTTTCAATACAAAGCGGATATAATGATGAACAAGTTAGTTTGGCAAAAAAATATGCCGATGAACTTTGCAATATACTTGAACCAATCTTAAAAAATTCTGATAAGAAGTATGACAAAGGACTTTTAAGTGGAAATAAAACTGAAAAATTGAGATCAATTCAAAATAAACTAGAAATTGCAGTTGGTATAAAAGAATCTGGAATAGAAGATGAAATAATTATTGATATCTTCAACGCTATAAAAAGTAAGTCTGTTATTAATAGAAGAGATTATCAAAAAATATTGGATAGAATTAGTAGTTCATATTTGAAAAAATCAAAGATGAAGGGACAGAAGCGATTAACGAGAGAGGAAGCAGATAGGAAAGCTGAAATTGATTTAAATTCTACTAGTAAGATAGGACCTAACTTTAAACTACCAAGTTCATTTCATTTAAAACTTTATTAATTATGAACTCACAAATTTCAGAACTCATTCAATCATTTGAGTCGGATGCCAGAAATCAGAAGGATAAGTATAATCAATTTTTGATTTATGTTTACTTTACTTTTGACAAAAGAATTCGTAATATAAAGAACGAAAAGACAAAAGATAAATATAAGAAAGTAAAGAATAGTGTCTTGCAATACATTGCGGCACATAAAGGAGAAATACTAGCGCAATTAAAATGAAGGATTTTAACCAGTTTTTGTCAGAAATGCCCAGAGCCGTTCAACAGGCTAAAAGACTGGGACTACAAGGTGATGGTCATGGTGGATGGCACAATCGAAGAACTGGTGAGTTTGTTGCAAAGACTGAAAATGGTCAACTAACTTTTTATAATAAGAGACAGAGAATTGGTAGACAAGATCCTGCACAGAGTGATAAAGAAAAAAGACTGTCGGCAACTTCTTATGAAGAAATAAGGGATTTATATGTGAAAGGTGAGATTTTTAATGAAGGCGATTGGGTGCAAAGTAAAGTTACTGAACAAGTGGGAAAAATTATTCGTCGAGGAGCTAATTATCTTATTTGTGTGACAGAAGGTGGAGATATGTTTAAACCATGGATTAAGGATGTAACTGATGTATCTGGTGTGCCAGCAGATCAAAGAGAAGTTGGGACAGATGCATACAGAAAATATGCAGAAACAATGGTGAAGGGGTCAAGTTGGGGACAACATTTCATAAATAAATATAGAAAAAAGTAAGTAGATTAAGATCTTCCAATGAGTAATCAATTATTTGAAGAAGCACCAAAGGCACCACAACCTTCTGGTGGCGCAGCGGATAAAATAAAAAAAGCGGCAAGACAACTTGCTTATGATGTTAGATATAAAGTAAAAAATAGTTTTAAAGACGGACAAAAAACTGATCCTGGAAATTTAAAAAGAGCATACTTACAACAACTTGGTAAATCTTCAGCACCTGGTCCAGTAAAACTTCTTGCTAAAAGGATGCTTATTGGCGAGCAATATGATTTTGTTGATGGTCGTGAAATGGCAGAGCAGTCAATGTTAAATGCCTATACTCAAGTCTTTGTTACTGGTATCAAAAAAATTGAAGAAGAAGTTGAAGAAGTAGAAGAAGCAGTAGCAGAAAGAACATATAAGATTAGAGTTAAAGATAAGAAGACTGGTAAGACTTATGTAAGAACTGCTAGTCGCTCAAAGATTTCCGAATTGAGAAAGAATCCTAATATTGCTTCAGTTGAAATGACTGGATATGGTGATACTTATGATGGGTCCAAAGAGAAGTCAAAAGGGAAAAAAGGTAAATTAGATCCTGTTGGTAAAGAGGATTCTGATGTTAACAATGATGGTAAAGTAGATAAAACTGATTCATATCTTAAGAACCGTCGTGAAAAAATTGGTCAGGCAATTGCTAAAGAAGAGTATGTTGATGAGGCATTTCCTAATGTAAAAGGAACACGCAATCCTTGGGAGGATCCTAAGACTGGAAAGTCTGGAATCAAGGTGGTCTCTGATCCTAAGACTGGTAAACCAAAAGAAAAGACTGCATCTGCTCTTAGGGGAGAAGAATATATTCGTGAAGTTAATGTTGATGATGAGAGTGAAAAAACACTTGATGTAATGAAAGGTAAGAATAAGGTTAAAATTAATCCAAAACTTGGTGAGCAAGTGGAGGATATGGATACATCTTCTTCATCTAGAGTAAATCAAATTAAACTCACAATTGCAAAACAAAGAGAGAAACTTGCCAGAGAAGAAGGTAAGGCAGTAAGAAAACAACAGCAACAACAGCAGACTGAGGAGATGCACGGAGTTCGTTATTGTCCAAAGTGCGATAAGGATGAAACCAGAGAAGAGTGTAAGTATGGTGGAGACTACTGGGATCAAAATTCAGAACCTGCAAAGGCAGTAGATCCAAGAGCAGTTTCAACTATGGTAAACTTGGTGAAGAATAGAATGAGAGCAAGAGGTCTTAATATGTCTTATGATATGGAAGGTGAATCAATTGATGAAAATTCAGAAAAGCGTTCTTATGCNCAACAAGTTGCTGCTATGGGGGCAAAGAGAATGGATGCAGTCGCACTTCTCAAGGATAAATTGGACAAATATCATGATGAGAGACTAAAGAAAATAAACGCCAAGAATAAGAAACCGGCACCGAGATATTAGGAGCAAAAGGATGATATATAGTAGTGACTTGTTATCACTACCATGCTTGCATTTCTTCTTCCATTAGCATCAAAAATTATCTCTGATGCCGTTGCCAAGATTCCCGAAAATGAGGAACTTGGAGAAAAACTGATTGATATTTGTTTAGTTATTCTTGGAAAAGCAGTAAAACTGACCAAGACTGATATGGACGATCAACTTTTGGAGGTTGTTACGAAGGCGATTAAAGCAAGAGAAGAGTGATATTTGGAGACCTTCGAGTCTCCTTTTTTATAAATATCAGTATAAAAAGAATTATAGGTAAGGGAACATGGCTCTTTGGGGCAATAAAGATTTGGTTTATAATGATGGTACTATTGCCGTCAATTTAGATACTCTTCAAGTAACTGGAACCACAGGTGTAGTTACTTTTACTACTTCAAGTTCTGGAATTAATGTTGGTAATGTAATTACTGTTGGTACTGGAGCAACATTTGGTTATGCAGTGATTACTGGTGGTATTACTTCCACCACTATGAATATTGATAGTACTAGTGGTTTTGTTGTTGGATTAACAACTGTTAATGCCGGAGCATCATATGCTATTTCTGAGGAACCTCTTTATACAATAACTAGTCCTGGATATATTGCGCCAGAAGCAAAGGCAGCTGCTGATGCAACAAAGGGATCGCGTGATGGATATTCAAAACTCCATACTTCGGCAGTCTATGGTGTAGATACTGCAGAAGCACAGGCAATCAATTCTGGTTCTTCCAAAACTGATGATGAGAAGAAATATAGTCCTGCTCATGCAGGTTGGGTTGGTGTTACCACTTATAATGATCAGCATGGAACTTTGAGAGTTAAGACTGAAACTCTTGTTGCGATGGGTAAAGATCATGACAACCTTGGTGGTATTCAGAATGATGCTGATGGTTCTATCATTGTTGATGATACTCAATTCCCAGACAGCTGATATTATAGGATAATGTATGAGATTTGATGAATTGAATGAGGGTAATTATTTACTCTTTGCCATAAAATTCTATGATAATCCTCAAGCAGTTACAAAGAGTGACTTTGATGATGATTTAAAAAGGATAAAATATATAAAACGTTTATTGAGAAGATATAAAAGTACTGGAGAGTTGAAGGTTCATTTGATATTGAATCATCTTACAGTACTTTTTAATGTTTTTAACGATGCTGCTGTTCCTTTATTATTTTATAATTTGGAAAGAGACCTCTGGTCTTATATAAAAAGTTTTTTGGTATTTTTAAATCGTTTGCCAGAGTATCCAAGAAGTGTAATTAATGATATAGAAGCAGATGAAAATTGTCTTATTCAATTAAAATCAATCTAATGGATATTAATAAAATTATAAACATAATTAGAAACTTGAATGAGGATGCACCTGCAAATTCTGTTGGCGGTGGACATATTGCAGGAACTGCTGAAGCTGGTGATGATCCACCAGTGAAGAAAAAGAAGAAAAAGTATATTTACAGTGGAAGAGGATCAAGAAGATTTTGGATTCAAAATTTAAAGAAAAATGTTCAATAATCAGGACTCTAAAGTTGCTGTATTAGAATCAAAACTTGGTATCTATGAGGACTTGTCACGCGAAATGCTTGCCAAGTTAGAATCGGCAGTAGAAAAGATATCAGAAGGTAATAATCGTATTGCTCAAATTCTCACGAAACATGATGAGAGAATTGAGCAAAGTATGAAGACTGATTCTCTCATTATCAAAATGATTGATGAGTTAAAGGAAGATAGCGAGAAAGATCATAAGATTTTACATGAAAGAATTGATAAGATAGAAACAGAAATAAAAGCATTCTCAAAGTTTCGTTGGCAAATNGGTGGAGTCTTGGTAGTTGTAGCACTTCTCATTAGTGCCGGTACTATTCTTCCACTTTCCTTGACCCAACAGGCACCACAGGTTATAATGGAGAGACGATAGTATTGTCTCTGTAATGGATCTAGTTGACTCCAAGTATATTGGTCTGATTTCTTCGCGCCTACAAAAGTTCAAAAAGGTCAAAACAGATCTCTATAACTTTCGGTGTCCTATTTGCGGAGATTCGCAAAAGAACAAAAATAAGACAAGGGGATATCTCTACCAGGTCAAAAATAATACAAACTTTAAGTGCCATAATTGTGGCGCG